CCTGCTGGAGCAGGCTGAGAATGACTTTGACAAGGAGGATCTGCCCTGCATAACGGTGATTATGGAGTTTACCAACAAGTTGAACAAGAAATTTTATAAATTCACGTAATATGAACAGAGTGATTTATACCGAGAGAAAAACATTTGCACGTTACGACGCCAGCCGTTACGTGGCATACCTCAATGAAGAGGTGGTTGAGGACTATGTACCCGACACCATGCCGGGTGAAGAACCGGCCGACCCGGTCAAGGCCTATGCCTACACGGGCCCGGAGAAGGATGGCGGCACGCTCATCGAGGCGACCGCCGAGGACCGTGATTCGCTGATCAACGGAATCATCCGCAGCCAGTACACGCAGAGTGAGGAGGATGCCATCAAGACGCATCAGATTATCCTCCTGAAGACACCTGACTGCGAGAAGGCGGAGGATTATGCAGCGGAGTGGGATACCTTCAACGCTGCTCGTGAGAACGCTATCCGGACAGTGGACGGGTGGTTTGAGTGATACATACGACCTTTGTGACGACAACGGCGCGCGGTATTGGTTCGGGCGCCGTTGTCGCATAAGCCCTTCTTTGGCTTGCTTAACTATCTTTTTGAAGGACGCAAAATTATATCGGAATGAAACTGTATAATCAACAAGATGAATTAATACTGGACGTAGAGGTGACCGATGACAGCTATTCCTATAATACCATTATGGGTGAAAATAGCCTGACACTCTATTTTTCAAGCACTGAGTTTATTGAAGTGCCTGTCGGGGCATATTGTGATTTCTTTGGTACAAGGTTTACCCTGAAGAAAGAATCCAATTTTACAAAGAATGGATCGAGAAACTTCGCATACACCCTGACGCTGGAAACAAATCAAGAAGACCTGAAGAATTGGAAAATCAGGAACCCCGCAGACAACCGTATCAAGTTTAGCCTGACCGCAACCCCTCGGGAACACCTTCAGCTGCTCGTGGACAATCTGAACATGCGCAGTAGCGGATGGGAAATAGACAAATGCGTGGAGGGCTCAGAACTAACCTTTGAATACAACCATACCTATATTTTTGATGGTCTGAATGATCTGGCCAATGAATTGGATACCGAGTGGCAAATATCCGGGAAGAAAGTCAGTCTCTGCAAGGTGGAATATAACAAGGAGGACCCGCTTCCGCTAAGTTATGGCAAGGGTAACGGATTTAAGACGGGGGTAGGAAGAGAATCAGGTGACCTCCCGGTAGAAATATTGCTTGTGCAGGGTACGGACAAGAATATCGATTACAGCAAATACGGCAGTTTGGAGTTGCTCCTTCCCAAGAAGCAGACTATCGAATATGAGGGAAGAAGGTATATCACATCAGAGGACGGCCTTTCCTTGCAGCGTGCGGATAAAGAGTTGACCACTGCGAAGGAGGATAGCCTGGACCTGTCGGAGATATATCCCAGCAGGGTAGGTGAGGTGTCTGCCGTTAAGGTGGAGGATGAAGACGAGAATTTCTATGACATCGTGGATAGCAGCATCCCGTCTACCCTTGATTTTAACGATTACCTTATTGACGGAGAGACAATGACCATTATATTCCAGACTGGCATGTTGGCAGGGCGGGAGTTTGAGGTGAAGTACATCCATAAGGCAAAGTCGGTCTATGGGGTACAAAAGGAGGCGCGCCGTTTTGAAATTGTCCCTGCTGAGAATGACGGAATCACGATGCCTGGAGGGGTGTACGTTCCGGCCGTCGGCGACAAATACGCGGTATTCGGCATCCAACTTCCCGATGACTACATCTGCAACAACACCACAAAGACAGGAGCCAGCTGGGATATGCTGCGTGAGGCGGTGAAATACCTCTATGAACACGAGGACAAGGAGTTTACATTCTCGGGTACGCTGGACAGTATTTGGGCAAAGCGCAGATGGAACGATATTGGTAACAAGATTGTGGTGGGCGGATATATTCTGTTTTCTGACCCTCAGTTTATGCCGGACGGATCAAAAATCCGCATTACAGGCGTGAAGCGTTATGTGAATAATCCGTATAAGCCAGAGATAGAACTGAGTAACACTACAGTTGGCGGCTCTATCACGAGCGAACTGAACAAGGCTTCGCGTAATGAAGTCACTATTGAGGAAAGCCAACGGGAGGCTATCGCCTATACAAAGCGTCGATTCCGCGATGCCAAGGAGACCATGGAGATGCTGGAGAACTCGATGCTCAACTTTAGCGGTTCCGTTAATCCGATTGCAGTGCAGACCATGCAACTGCTTGTCGGCGACGAGAGTCTGCAGTTCCGTTTTGTGAATTCCATGACGAACCCTACTGCGGTAAATCATAGCATTACTTATGATGCGAACTCACGCGTACTGACAGTGCCATCCGGGATTATCCAGCACATGACACTGGGTATAACAAATATTACGTCAAGCCATAAGGCGAGCGATTACAAGTATTGGCAGTTGTCTTCGTATGTATCGCCGGCGCTTAACGACCCCGATGTAAGTTACTACCTCTATGCAAAGGTATCCAAGACGGGTACTTCGGGCTCTTTTGTTCTGCGGGATACGGCGATAACCATGAATCAGGTGGAAGGATACTATCATCTGTTGGTGGGTATCTTGAACAGTGAGTATGATGGCGAAAGAAGCCTTGCTACGTTGTATGGATACACAGAAGTCCTCCCTGGTAGGATTACTACAGATAAGGTAATTTCCTCTGATGGAGAGAGCTATTTAGATTTGCTGAACTCAGCTATGCAGCTCTCAGATAAATTGCAATATAATACAGACGGCAAGGGCAGTCTGTATGTCAAAGGCCGGATAGCCGTAGAATCAACGATAGGCGATAAGACAGTCGATGACTATGTCGACGACATCAGCGGCAAAAAGGCCGATGCAGTAAAGACGGAATTGAACACAAAGATTACCGAGCTTGATTACATCAAGCAGTCGTTGGCTCAAGGCACAACGGTGGATGGTGGTTTGATACTTTCTTCCTTGCTAAGATTGGGTACGGAGAATAATGATTTCACCACTCAGAAAACATGGGCTGGCTTGTCGGGCCTCTATGACACTACCAAGACGGGCAACGGCATCGCGTTTTGGGCTGGAGGTGGGCAGATTGATAAGTGGGATTACTACGATAAATACTACGACAAGACAACAGGAACATGGAAGGATTTACCTGAAGATGTACGCGCTGCGGCTGCGGTAGACCGCATGGACGGCTCGGGATATCGTGCCAACGGCAACCTTTGGTGGGACACCAAAGGTGAAGTCCATGCTGACCCTCTTTCGTTCTTCGTAGGCCCTACGCATGTGGGCAAGTTGCTTGCTGCCTTCAACGTGACGGATGATACCATCTATCCGCAGCTGCCCTTCGGTGACACCAGCTTTCAGGGTGTGGATGGTATCAAGATTGGTGACGGATATTTGAAGTGGGATAGCGAGAGAAACGCGCTGTATGTGGTGGGCAAGGATAACGACGGGAACGAGCAGGCTATCAACTTCTACACCCATGGCGAGGTGATTGCTGGAGGCGGTGACTCGGATGATGATGGTGGCGGAAATGTCTCCTTCAACCTGCTTACATCGTGGACGCAGGGCTATGACACCACTTATGCGCTGGGTGCTGCGCTGGCCATTGAACTACATAACAGTCTGAATACGCTGTCTACGAAGGTAGGGGAAATCGAGACGAATATGGGTGTGGGAGTTAGCGTGAACAATGGTCAAGTCGTCACTCCGAATGATAAGGGGGTTATCAACCTTACCATTGACGAGTATACACCTACTGCGGCCACGAGTGGTGCGCTGGGATGTATTAAGATTGGGTATACCACATCCGCCACAAATAGGAATTATGCGGTGAAATTGGATAGCGATAAGGCCTATGTAAATGTGCCTTGGATTGAGTATGCCGCCGGCACGGGACTTTCGCTAGATTCTTCCAGTCATAAGTTCAGTCTGAATACTGCGTCTAGTACCGAGGTGGGAGGTATTAAGACTGGATATTCAGCGAGTGGTAAGAATTATCCAGTTCAGCTAAGCGATGGAAAAGCCTATGTGAATGTGCCTTGGATTGAGTATGCCGCGGGTACGGGCCTCTCGCTGGATTCCAGTAATCATAAGTTCAGCATAAAGAGTTCGCTGACATTCGCTGATGGCACAACGTATGATGGCGAGAGCGCGGTGACAGTCAATGCCGCCAAGGTGGGTGCGCTGGCCACCGATGGAACAGCGGAAGCTGCCAAGAAGCTATCCACCAAACGCAAGTTATGGGGGCAGGAGTTCAATGGCGAATCGGATGTATCGGGCGCATTATCGAGCGTCACCACTATCTCCGCCAGCGGCAATATCACCACCAGCGGTGAAGTGACCGCAGGTTCGGATATTCGCTACAAGGACATCCAGCATGATTGCAGCCTGCCTCTGCCATTCATCGCCAACGCGCCTCTGTTCAACTTCAAGTGGAAGAGCGAGAGGGATGATGGCCGCGAGCATATCGGTACGAGCGCACAGTATTGGCAGGAATACGCTCCCGAATTTGTGTCGGGTGACGAGGACTTCCTGCGGCTGAACTACGGGGCACTGGGTGTGGCGATGGGCATCAGCAACGCACGCGCCATACAATCGGTGCATGAGCAAGTGATAGGATTGGTAAAGAGTTTACAGAGGCTCACCGAAGAAAACAAGCGGTTGAGCGATGAATTGGAACTTATTAGGAAAGGAGGACAGCAATGAGTTATTCTAACGGAATTATCAGTGCCCCCGTGAGCACCGCGGACATCCGCAAGGCCCTCGGAACCACCGAGACCAAGCTGAGTGCGCTGTGTACGCATAGCGGGATAAAGATAATGGCCAAGTACAAGCCAGTCAAGCAAGACGAAAAGGATGGCCCTCTGACAGATACGGAACGGGAGCAGGTGAGATACGGGGTGAGCATACCTTCCATCGCTTACAGCGCGATATTCAATGGTAATGCGTGGACGTACACCCGTCCTGCAAAGAAATTCCGTGAGCAGGATTTCGCGGGCTATAATGCCAATGCGGATTTTGTGTTTGCATGGGTGTTCGATGAGAAGATGCGTACCAATGGCTCCAGCACGAACAATTACGAGTTCAGTTGTGTGTTCACGTGGACGAATCCTGCTACGGGTGTGCTGGGGCCGAAGGACTTGTTCACTGCCGCGGAGCTGAAATACTATCCTACTTTGGTGATGTATTACGCAGGAACGAATAAGTGGTATTGCCTGTCGTGCGAACTTTCCGTGCAAGACCTTATTGACAAAGGCTGGTACGGCTACGGAATGTCCGTGCTTATGAAGAACACTCCGTTCTATGCGTTAAGTGCTGGCTCGGTCATTCAGGTTGGAATGTTCCTTTCGCCGCAGAAAGCGTCAGGCTCGGAATCAATATCGGGTAACGGATTGTCGCTTGAGTATGAATCAGGCAAGGCCACCAAGAGCTATTCCTTGGTTAAGTCATCGCCATTTGACGGGGTGACGGTGAAAATAACGACCACGCATGGCACTCCGACGGTCAATACATCCAAGCTGTCTATCTCCTATACCAAAATCAAAGTGGAGATAACAGCGAGCCGTGACGCCCTTATATCGACTATCTTCTTCCGTTTGAAGGGTACGATCCAAGGTCAGAATCTTACAAGCGTGACGGAGTGGCTGACGGATGAGTTTTCGTTGTCGAAGAGCAACATGACGGAGGTGAAGGAGAATAACTATGTAACTGGTTACAAATGGGATAAGACCTTTGACGATGGATGGACGTTGAGCACTACGGCCAACGGTCAAAAGCCGAATGGTTCGTTCAGTGTTTATAGCCTATTCTCGGAGACGACTCATACTGCAGACGAGTGGAATAAAGGCACTGGGTGCTACGAAATAGCCCAAGAAAACGTAACGTTCTAAAATCTGCTATGGAATGGCTTAAATGTTAAATCTTTAATTAAATAAAAAATATTAATAATAAGATATAAATCAATATATTATTAGGCAAATTTGATAACTTTGAAGAAAAAAAAGGAATACATGGGAAACTACAACCAACTAATCGTTGTCCTATTTATTACAATAGGATTTTTGGTGACGCCGCTGTTTTTCATTGCGTTTGACTTTTATTCAGGCATTCGCAAGGCAAAGGAGCGGGGTGAGGTCATTACATCTGACAAGCAAAAGCGTACTGCCACTAAGATAGCACGGTATTACAACATGCTGTTGGCACTGCTGGTGATGGACGCCATGCAGGTGGCCGGATTCTGGTATCTGGACAACTTCGAGGGATGGCACATGCCTCTGTTCCCTTGGCTCGTATTCTTGGGCTCGTTCTTCGTGGGTATGGTGGAACTTCGCAGCATTCGTGAATCTGCGACCGAAAAGGAGCGTAGGGAAATGAAGCAAGTGACAGCGCTTGGCATAGAGCTGGCGAAGCATAGGACAGATCCGGTGGCTATCGCTGAAGAAATCGTTAAATATCTGAACGGGACAGAAAAGGAGGATGGGAATGGCTGATGTGTACAAGTTGGCTCCGTTTATCCTGAAATGGGAAGGGGGCTTTTCGAATCGCAAAGATGATGCCGGTGGCCCGACCAATAAGGGGGTCACTTTGACCACCTGGCGCTCCGTGGGGTATGATAAGGATGGAGATGGCGACATCGACGTGGATGACCTCAGACTACTTACGGATGATGAAGTAATCAGTAGGGTGCTGAAACCTCATTATTGGGATCGATGGAAGGCTGACCAGATAAGCAGCCAATCCATTGCAGACATGGTTGTCGATTGGACATGGATGTCCGGAAAGAACGCAATCGTGTCAGTGCAGCAGCTCCTTGGGGTCACGGTGGACGGCATTGTCGGTCCTAAGACATTGGCGGCTTTGAACTCTCGAAGCCCGCTTCCTCTGTTTGGTGAAATAAAGCAGGCGCGTATCGCCTTCTATAAACGATTATGTGTGGAACGGCCGTCTGACAAGAACAATCTTAAAGGATGGATGAACAGATTGGAGGACCTGAAGTATGTTTCGTAAAAACGGTATTCAACGTATGTGCATTTTGCTTGTCATGGCATTTCTGCTCATGTCTTGCGGAAGCCATAAAAGTAACGTAAAGACAAGGTCGGAAGAGCAAAGCTCCGTCAATATCCTTGGCTACGAGACGCTATCCGAGAATGAATCGGGAAAAGTAAGGGTTGAGGAATCATGCGATGAAACGACCATAACCCATCGTGTGGAATATGATACAACGCAGCCGGTTTTATCCTCTACAGGCAAACCGCCTGTCAAGAGTGAAGAAACGATTACTCGATCGAGAAAGGCCTTGTCCAATATGGAAGAATACATTCAGTCAGAATTGACTGATACAAGTTCTATTACGATGGACAAGGATGATCAGGTTAAGGAATCTGTGGAAACGAAACAAAAGAAGGTAAGCGGAGGAATCTCCACCAAAATAGCACTCACAATTGTTAGTTGCATAATATTAGTTATTGTTTTATGGTTGATTAAGAGGAAGCCGCATTGACTGCGCCTTCCTCTTATTAAGATTAATGAATGTTCCATTCTTTCTATGGTTTTTGACGTTGGTTACGTCTGTGCGGCCCGGGCTGTAGTGATATGGATCGGGCTTCTTTAATCTTACTCGCATGCACTATCTGAATATGCCTTTCAGAACGATGT